TTGGCATACTAATAAAGCCTATAAATAGTTATTCTTACCTCTATTTATAATAAATACTATGGCCTATTCTGGTAGATATAAAATTAAAGAACCGTCCAAATATGATGGCAATCCCACAAAGGTTGTGTATAGATCTCTTTGGGAGAGGCAATGTTTTAAATGGTGTGAATCTCAAGCCGCCGTAAAAAAATGGCATTCAGAAGAAACCGTCATACCTTATATATGTGGAACAGATAAGAAGGTACATAGATACTTCATGGATCTAAAGATAGTATGGCAGGATGGTTCTGTAACATTGGTAGAGATTAAACCAAAGAAGCAGACTATGAAACCTGATTATAAAGGTAGAAGAACACGTAAGTATATCTCTGAATCGATGACCTATGTTAAGAATCAATCTAAGTGGAATGCTACTAGAGAGTATTGTCTTAATAGAGGATGGAAGTTCGAGATATGGACAGAAGATACATTGAAAGCGATGGGTATTAGGATCTGTAAATAACCCATTGGGCTTTTCGGCATACCATAGTATTATTATACAGCATAAACAATATAAAGTCAACGGTTATATTCATTATAAATAGACTTATAACAATAGGGAACAAACCACCATGAAAATATTCTCAGACATAGTAACAGAAGCTAAGAATCTAGCTACAATGGATAAGACACGCGCAAAGACATTACGCCTTACTATGAAGAATAGTGTGAGTGGTATTGAGCGCTTAAAGCATGAACTAGTAGATCGTACAGAAGGTATTGATCCATCATTAGTTAAAGAGTTAGATGCTGCTATCAAGCAATTAAAGTCTGTACAGAAGCGCCTTAACTCAGAGATTTCTAAGGCTACTGTGTAATGGCATCACTTCTTTCTAAGCTAGAATTAGAAGCATTTAAGAAAGGCATTCCGGCCCGTACTAAAACTTCGAGAGAATGGTTCCAGGAAAAGGCAAAGGGTCTTCGTGGTAAGGTTAATCGCCAGACACTATTAAAAGATGAAGAGCTTATTAAGAAGACAAGAACCATTCGTGGTAATATGTTTATGTTCTTCTATGATGCCAAGCATCGTAAGACATTACCATACTGGGATGCCTTTCCTCTCATCATTGCATTAGACAAAGCTCCTGGTGGATTCTATGGAATCAATCTACATTACCTACCTCCTGTATTAAGAGCTAAGTTCCTTGATGCATTATTAGATACGGTTAATAATGATAAGTACGATGAGTCTACTAGAATGAATATTAGATATAATATATTGAAATCTGTATCTGGATTACGATATTATAAGCCATGTATTAAAAGATACCTAACCAGTCAAGTTGATTCTAATATGGTAATGGTCCAACCCACAGAATGGGAAGTTGCGGTATTTCTACCAACAGAGCAATTCCGTGGTAAGACTCGAGCTTCTGTATGGAAAGAGAGTAGGAAAATGATATGAGTATAGATAATTTAAAAAGCACCATTGGTAGACGACAAGGTGTAGCTCAGCCTAACCGCTTTGCAATATACATACCAATTCCTATCTTTAATACCGACAATGCATTAAAAAATGTGATCCAAGCAGGAATTGCTGGTGGTAGTGTTGCTGCTGGTATTAACTCACTTTATAACGATCCTCGCGATCTAACTTTCTTATGCAGAACCGCAGTGCTTCCAGGTAGGCAGATGGCAACCACTGACTATGCTACAAATTCAAAGACTCATAAGATGCCTTATGCAGGGATCACAGACGATTTAACATTAACATTTATATTAACACAAGATATGTTTGTTAAAAAGTTATTCGATGCATGGCAAGCTAAGGTCATTAATCCTGACTATAGTGTTAACTATAAAGATACTTATGTTTCAGACATTATAGTACAACAATTAAATAAAGACAACTTCCCTATATACACCGTTAAGTTTAAAAATGCATATCCAGTAACAGTAGATCCTATTGAGTTGAGTTCAGATAGCTCTGATACAATGAGTACTATGGGCGTTACATTAGCATACGATGATTGGGAAGCATCAGATGGTTTATTAGATGGTGTATCAGATGCTTTAAATATAGCTCTGCCTGGTAACCTTGGAACTAAATTTACTGGCGTGTTAGATAGCCTAGCAAGCAAATTCAATATTAATTAATTATAATAGGCGATTATTATGGCAATACCAACGTTTAAATCATTAACGTACGAGACAGAACTGGCTGATGGTACAATAGTAAAGTATAGACCTTACGTAGTAAGAGAAGAGCGTCAGTTGCTTATAGCATTAGAAGCAGGTGATGAGAAAGTTGTAGGAAGAGCAATACAGGATATAATTGATGCATGTACTTTTGGCAAATTAAATATTGGCAAGTTACCAGTATATGATATAGAACATATTTTTATTAAGATGCGATCAAAAGCTGTCGGTGCAAAAATTAAGCTATCTTCTAACTGCAGTAAATGTGAAGAGCCTAATGAACAAGAGATCGATCTAGATCAAGTCAACACTGCTAAACTTGATCCAGCTAATAATCCACGCATAATGATAACAGAAGATATGGGTATGCTACTTAGACCACCGTCATATGATATTGTAATGGGTACTCATAAAGAATCTAGAGTAGAAGCACTATATGAGACCGTCATCTCGTGTGTGGATAAGATATTTGATGGCGATGAAATATTTGAATGTAATAAAGAACCAAGGGAAGAGGTTGTAGCCTTTGTTGAGAGCTTATCTTACGAATACTTTAATAAGATTAAAGATTACATTGAAGCATTACCTTCGGTTAGCTACGATATGGTATTTGAATGCAACAAGTGCAATGAACATAATAACATTAAACTGTCGGGGTTAGCTAATTTTTTTACATAACTCTTTTACATGATAACTTAGAAAATCATTTCAAGACAAACTTCGCATTGATGCAACACCATAATTATACGCTGGATGATCTTGATAATATGATGCCATGGGAAAGAGAGATATATTTAATTCTTCTTCGACAATACATCGAGAAGGAAAACTCAGAACACGAAAAACGTAATAGGTAAAGACATGGCAAACGAAAAGACCCTAAATGATTTAAGTTTAAAGCTGCAGGAGACTAATCTTCGTTTAGAGATTCTTGCTGACTCAGGTAATAAACAAGAAACCCATCTTGCTGCCTTAGTAAAGGCTTCTAAGGGTGATAAGTTACAGGATGCTGAAGATAAACGTGAGGCAAATAAACCTGATCGCGCTATATCAACCACTGAAACCTATGGCTCGGCTGCTAAATCAGGTAAGGGTGGATCTTTACTGATGAGAGGTGCTATGCTATCAGGCATTATGGGTTTGCTGACTGCAGCCTTTGCAGGGCTTGCTGGTTTGTTTACTATGGGTGGATTGGCTGCACTTGGATTAGGTTTAGTGAAAGGTGGATTATTAGCTGGCCTTGTAGGTGTATTGGCTACAATGGCTGTTCGAACAATAACCAATTACTTCGGCGTAACTGATATTTGGGATAAGGCAGTCGATGATCTGATGGCTGGTAAAATGTCACCAGGATCTATGGGATTGGTTGGTGGAGGTATGGCTGGAGCGGTTGCGGGTTTCTTGGTTGCTGGACCGTTAGGTGCAGTAGCTGGAGCGATTATTGGCTCTGCAATCGGTTCAATTGCAGCACACTTTGTACAAGATAAGTTTAAACTCACTGACGATGAAATGTATCAACTTATGGCTAATGTAGCTGTTGGTGCTACTGCAGGTGCTGTTATTGGTGGGTTTATCGGATCAGCTTTGGGACCACTTGGTACAGTCGCAGGTGCTATGCTTGGAGCAGTTATTGGAGCACTTATAGGTGTTGGAGTATTTTCTGTAAGTAAAATGATTGCTGATAGAGGAGGCTTATCTAAAATAATCGATGATCAACTAGATAAATTATTTGACTTTGTCAAAAATGCCTTTGATGGTTTTGTAAGATTGTTTAGTGGATATTCCATGGCGACTGCAGGCACAAAGTCATTTGAAGAGTGGAAAAACGAAAATACCGGAAAGGGTCGTGGTAAGATGATGACTAATGCGGAAAGATACAAAGGTGACCCAGATGCACTCGAGGCTGCGTTCCTAAAATATAGTGATCCTGGTGCTGAAGAACGAGCAGATAAAGCGGCATCTGAAGCAGCCAGAATCGAAGCATTAAAGCTGACAACAAAGAAAGTTATAAATGCCAGTGGTGAAACCGAGAGGATGAATGCCTATGATGCAGAACTTGGATTAGCAAGTGGAGAGTTTACAGCGTATGGGGGTAAAAAAGGCAAAGGCGGCCGTGGTGGTGGACAAGGATCAACCAATGTGGATGTAGTTAATACCAAAGAAGGTGATACCACAACAATCATTACAACCGCGGTTGCAACAGACCAAGGCCCAGTGAGAGGAGGAGCCTTCGGCAATCGCCAAGTAAGCATCCTATCGCAATAAAAAAGGACCCGAAGGTCCTTTGTATCTTTATATCTTACTTTAGCTATTAGCTATCTAATGCCAATTGGTTAAAGTAGGATAAGGTATCATCCTCTGAATCATCTTTAGTAGACGGAGCAGCAGCTTGTTGCTTTATAGGAGAAGCCTCTTCGGTTACATCAAGAGATACTTGCTCTGCCGTAGACATAGCCATTCCTTCTTGACCTAATACCTGCACCAACTTAGTCTTTAAATCAGCATATGATTTATAGTTACTTGGGCCATTAAACTCTGCCAATGAATGTAACTTCTTATATATACCTTCTAATACCGAATCATCATTATCTAATGCTCTAGGCTTAGCGAACTCAGACTTATCATAATTACGATATCCCTCTACTTGACGGATCTTTAATTTAAAGTCTGCACCATCCCAAAAATCAAATGGATTGATTGGATCTTCATCAGCGAATTGAGGTTGCATTGCATCTAAGATAATATCAAAGATTTTCTTACCATATACAAACAACATAACCTTACCATTGTTTGCTGGGTTAGATGGATCTTCTACAATTAATACATTCGATACATAATGCAAGCGACGCTTCTGAATACGACAGGTTGCCTTATCTTCATCACGACCCGAATTCCATAACTTGGAGTTCAATTCAGATACAGGATCATCCTGACCAAGTGATGTTAATGACCGTTCAATATACCATCGTCCTGTTGGACCTTTAAAACCATGATCCCAATACTGGATCCATGGGTCATTCTCTCCCTCAGCAGCCGGTAGGAAACGTAATACCGCATAACCGTTTCCTGCTTTATCAGCTGAAGGTTTCCAGATTCGATCATCCCCATATGACTTCTTTTCACCACCAGCACTCTTAGCCGTTGATAACATCTTGTCCATCATACTTGAACGATTCTTCTTTAGATCTGCAAATCCCATAATTACTTCCTTTCTTTATATTAACTTTTAGTATTACTTTTAGTATTACATCTATATTATAACATACTTTTGTCAAAAGGTAAACACATTTAGCAATGTTTTTTTACATTTCTTAGTGTTTATTTTACCATCTAACATATTGCCGTATTTAAGAATCTTATTCTTTAGGTCAGGCCAGACCAACGTTTCAGTAATCTTCAGCCTAGGAATAAATCCTAATAGCTCATTTAAAACGATTACCGTCTCGATCATTATGTCGTCTTGCAACAACAATTTGATAATAGGTGGATGTGAAGCATCATCATCTATATCAAATACACTATCGAATGGTAGTGTCCCTTCATTACACACCTCTGTGTAAATCGTATTTATATCCCTCTCAAAGTTATAATGAAAGCTCTGCATCTTTTTCTGATGCAAATTCCATACAGCTTCATCGCCTACCATATCACCAATCCATTCATTACCTGCAACGAACTGAGCATTGAAGTAGTCAATAACCTCTTCGCGATTATGGTTAAGCGTATTATTTAACTTATGAAAGAAGTATCGATCCTTACGCCGCCAGAATGTATTCTCTTTAGTTCTTGTCCTAAAGTTATACTTAATAGCATTATAAGATCCATTAGAGTAATGTAACTTACAAGCCATGTATAAATTGAATACACCGAAGTCGTCCAATACATCGGCCATCATAAGGGCAACGTATTAAGAGGAGATACTTTAAGTAGACTAGCTTGCTGAGCCTCAGAATGAACCTTCTCATATATAGGCTTAGATAGCATCTTATTAACATCCAATGGATCTATCTGCTGACGATTACAAATCTCCAAGATAGCATCAATGTAAGTAACAGTACCTACACTCAGCGAAACTAAATCCTCCACCATCCTAGAAAATTTATTGCGGTTCATTATATTATCTGAACTCATATTATTTAACCCGTAATAGTATCATGTGATTATTGAATCTCCCAGAAGGTACAATTACCTTTGTCTTGAGAGCTAACCCAGCTTTAGTTATTTGCTTAGGTGTCTTCGTGAGACATATCTTAATGAACTCATCAGGATTACGCACTCTTTTAGTTCGAGAATCTTCTACATCAAAGTGTAATAGAGTAGAACCCTTCACTTGGAATCCTTCTACCCGCGTTGTATTATATTCAGTAATCATACGCTTATCTGTATTGAATACCATTAAGAAGTGAGCTCCGACGATATCTACAGGGTTAATTGATGAGACCTTATATTCTGTATCAGTCGTCTTATACTTCATCTTTGATACTTGCTTCTCTGATGTAATAGACTTAGGCTTACGAGACTTACGTGTTGCCTTTGCCGATAATACTAATGAGTCAAGATCAATCAAGACATTATTAAGAACAGTGATTCTAGCGCGTATCTGAGCAGGTTTAATATGACCATAGGCCTCAACATACTCTTCGTCTACTTCGCGCTTAGACACAGCCTTCTGGAGCTCTAAGAGGCGCTCATTGACCCAATCAGTAACCGGAGCTTTAATCTTAACTCCACTCAATCCAAATGCAGAAGCCTTCTTAAATATATCATACTTATTAGAAGTGACCTTATCGATCCATTCATCTTCAAATTGATCAAGATCTGTAATGATCGTACTTTCGATCTTAGCCATTAACCTCTGTTGTGGATTAGCCTTAACTACTTCCTTTACTACAGGTTGATCTGGATCATCTACTGGCACAGGAATCAGGCTAATGGCTTTCATAATACCATCAGTAACCCATTTCTTCTCTGAAGCAGATAAAGTCCAACCTCGCTTAGACATGCGTATCAATGATGCAAAGCTATTACTAAAGTACGGTGCTGGAGCAGACTTCAGC